CGGTATGTTTGAAGACCGACTACGGAACATTCTGCTACGAATTGCCGGATATCCAAAGCCTCAAAAAATGACGTTTGACGACCGCAGCGAGATTCAGCTTGCCACGCTCCACCCAGCGATGCAAAAGACCGCACGCGCCTTTCTAGGCGTTGCAAAGACTATATGTGCTAAGGTGGGCTGTGACGTTAAAATCATCAGCGGAACCCGCTCCTATATGGAGCAAGATGCGCTCTATGCGCGTGGCCGCACAACTCCAGGAAAAAAGGTAACGAACGCCGCCGCCGGACATTCAAATCACAACTTCGGCATCGCTTTCGATATCGGCATTTTTCGCGGCAAAGAGTATTGCGGAGAGCATCCGCTCTACCACGAACTCGGCACGCTCGGCAAATCGCTCGGCATGGAATGGGGCGGCGACTGGAAATTCGTTGACGAACCGCACTATCAGCTACGTCCAACATGGGCGAAAGGCATGACCGAGCGTGATATGCTCGCCAATTTACGCAATAGAGTATCGAAAAAAATAGACGTCCTTGCTTGAAAAAAAAGAAACAACCGACGGTTGAATCGGAGCGCACGGAAGCACTCGCGGAAGCGAAGCGCATCTTGTCGGAGCATTACGACTGCGGCCTCGCCATTGTATCGTGGGAGCAAGCAGGCGAGACGATGCACGGGGAATTTGTATTCGGCAACAAATACGCTGTCGAGGGACTCGCAGGCGACTCGTTCAGCATTTTATTTCCAGACGCAGAAGAAGAGGAGGAAGACGAAGACGCATGAAAATGACACTTGAGTTTGACGAGACCGAGCGATACGAGCACGAGGTGGCCTGCAAAGCCCTTGATATTCTCATCCTAGTGGATGACATAGATCAAGAGCTTCGGAGCGCCTTAAAGCACGAGAGCGGAGCATTCGCAAAACTTGATGAAGATACGATGGAGGCCGTTCGCGCGTGGATTTGGGAGCAACGTAGCGACCGGAACATTCCAGAACTTAAATGAAAGGCTGGAAAAAATGGATGGCAGTCGGGTGCTCTCATGGCGACCAGATCGACGCAGAGGCACGCAAGGCCGTGTTGACGTTCCGAGACCGATGGAAGCCCGACACGACAATTCATCTCGGAGACTTTTTGGATCTCGCGGCGTTTCGCTCCGGTGCTATTTCAGATCCCAACTCAAGCGACCGCGCGGCCAGCATCTCGGACGATCTCAGCGCCGGCATCGACTTCCTTCACGAACTCCGGCCGCAACATATTTTATATGGAAATCATGAAGCGAGGCTTTATAAACTCGCCAATTCTCCCAACGCGCTAGCGGCTCACGCCGCTACGCTCACGGTCCAAGCCATTGAGAAGACCGCGAAGGAGCTAAAAGCGCGGCTGTATCCATACCATATTCGGAGCTTTTACGAGCTAGGCGGAACGAAGTTCCTGCACGGATATATGTATAACGTGCAGGCCATCCGCGATCACGCAGAGACATACGGACAATGCGTTCTGGCCCATCTACACCGAGTCGGATGGGAGCGCGCACGCACACTCGACGGGCCAAGCGGATATTGCACTGGAATGCTGGCGCGTTTCGATATGGAATACGCAAGCACGCGCCGCGCAACCTTCGCTTGGTCGCAGGGGTTCGCGTATGGCTATTACAAAGACAACTCAATAAACATCAATTTATGCGAAAGACGACAAAACAACCCTTGGCTCTTGCCGATCTAGAAAAAGCCTGGGCGGCTTTCTACGACTCAACAAAAGTCGAAAACGAGAAGGAACTCGCCAAGCAAGGCTGGAAGACTATTCGCGCTATTGCCGAAGAGTCGAAATTGACCATCGCAGCTGTTTCTTGCCGAGTTGAAACTGCGATTGGAAAAGGGATTCTTGAAGCAAAAAAAGCAACTATACAGACGAATCAAGGCGTTCGCGAGGTGAAATTATACCGCCCTACCTAGTTAGATTCCAATATGTAAATTGGTTTCTATCCAAGCCGCAGATGCGCTCCAGCATTGGTTGAGCGCATATGTAAAGACTTTTCTCAAAAATTATTTTCACGCTTTGTGAAAATTTTTCTTTTCATTTTGGAGAAGTTGAAAGAAGGTTTGCACATCGAACGGGACGAACCCGAACGACAGAAACAAAAATAGAAAACCAAAAATGAAAATCAAAGTTGCACTCAACACCAAAAGCCGCGAACTCTCCGACTCCCTAGACAAAGTAAACGGCAAGGCTAGATCAGCCACAGCATCAGCAATGGACATTCTTAACGCGACAGAAATCGCAGAGAAGCAACTCGCCGCATTCGGTATTGCGAAATCATCACGCATCGGAGCCGAGATGACATATACATCCGGCGGCTCGGTTGCAAAAGCCTACAAATACACGCGCATCGCAAACCGGATCAAAGCAGTTCGCGGCGGCTCGTTCTGGTATGTTACCAGCATCGACCGTGTTGAGCTTTTCCCAAACCAAGACGGCGGCATTAAGGTCGGACTAAACGCCGATCAAGAAAAAACCGCTCTCGCCGGTGTCCGCGCAAAATTCTACAACATCTAATTTTAAATATATATGGAACCACTAACATTTCTCGTTTTATTCGGAATCTGCACTCTCTGTGCATTCATCGCCGGATATTTGATCGGCAACATCAAAGCCACCTGCGAGATGGAACAGGCTCGCAGATGGTGGATGAACCGCCAAATCCGCAGGGAGCGCCGTTAATGACCGCCGAAGAACTACATGACGCCGAATGCGAGTTCACCCGCAGCCTTCTTTGCGGAATGATTCAGCAGGCCGTTGCCGACCTGCAAAGCGAGAAGGTCTTTTTGAGCAAACAGCTAAACGAAGCTCAAGAACTCGACCGAGAGTCAGCAATTCATTTCATCAAATCACGAGCATTCCAAGGCATCTGCGACGTCTTAGCACTCCCAGCCGACAAGATAAAAACAAGGGCATTAAAACATGATATTAGCACTCGATCCAGGAACGACCCACACCGCATTCGTGCAATACGACCAAGCAAAGATACATGACCACGGTCACCTTCCAAATGCCGAGATCCGCCAGATTCTTATCGGTCGCGAATACACTCGATGCGCCTGCGAGATGATCGCATCCTACGGCATGGCGGTCGGAGCTTCAACATTCGAGACGTGCGTCTGGATCGGACGCTTCATCGAAGTGGCACGGGTGGACGTGGAACTAATTTTCAGAAAAGATATCAAGCTATTTCTATGCGGCACGATGCGAGCCAAGGACGCGAACATTCGCCAAGCCTTGATCGATCTCATCGGGCCGCAGGGAACAAAGGCCCAGCCGGGGCCAACATACGGCATCAAATCCCACTCGTGGGCGGCACTCGCTGTGGCCGTTTTCGCAGCGAACAACAACAAAAGAAAATAGAAAATGAAAATAACAAAAGGAAAACAAACACGCGCCCAGCGCGTCGTCATCTACGGAGTCGAATCCGTAGGCAAATCGACATTCGCGGCCAAGTTCCCCAGGCCGCTATTTTTGGACATCGAGGGCGGAACGTCCCACTTGGACGTTGACCGTTGCGAGATCAGCAACTGGAAACAATTAACGGATGCGTTAACAGAAGCCAAGGCGACCGAATACAATACCATCGTCATCGACTCGGCAGACTGGGCGGAGCGGCTATGCGTTGAAGATCTGCTTGCTTCGACTAAAAAGACAAGCATTGAAGACTTCGGCTTTGGTAAAGGGTGGGTGATGGTAGCGGAGCGCATGAGCCGGTTCCTAGCGTCCGTCGATCAACTCATTGATGCCGGCAAGAATGTGGTGATGATCGCGCACAGCAAGATCGTGCGTTTCGAGGCTCCAGATGCTCTTGCTGCATATGACCGTTACGAACTGAAACTAAGTAAACAATCAGCGCCGTTGCTCAAGGAATTCGCTGACGAGCTTTGGTTCCTACGGTTCAAGACAAAAGTAAGCACAACGGACAGCGGCAAGGGGAAGGGCATCGGCGGCAAGGAGCGCATCTTGCTAACAACGCATTCAGCAGCTTACGACGCGAAGACGCGATCTGGCCTTGCAGAAGAGTTGCCGCTAGAGTGGGCATCGGTCGCACATTTGTTTGAGACAACGGCGCAAGCCGTAGTCGCACCAACTGCAACACCACCCGAAAGCTGGGCAGGACGACTCGCAGAGCATGAAGGAGCGGTCAACCAGTTTTTGATCGCTCGTGGCGTCCTAACAAGCGAACAGACTTGGCGTGACTGCGCGCCGGAGTATCTGCACCGCGTTGCGCTTCGCGTGGATCAATTCGTCAACACGGCGATCGAATGGAGAAAGGCGAACTCGTGACAAATAATACCCATTATTTGTAACGGCACTTATACCTTAAACCATTAAAATAAAATGAGTAAAGAAATATCACCTTCAACACTTCCCAAACTCGCCGAATGTGCTCTCTTTGAGGGCGCAAGCGGAACGAGTTCGGCAGCGGAGCGCGGCACGGCGGTAGACGTTGCGATCCGAAACCTTATCTCGGCAGAACATGACGTTGCAATCGTAGGCGAAGACGCCGGTGCTATCGCCTACGGCGTCGAGGAACTGACGCGCCTTGCAAAAGGATCGTTCGTTGAGACACGCGAAGAGTATCTTGCGATGGCAGTCCCTGGACTATCAAAGCTCGGCACAGCAGACGCAGTTTGCAAAGCCGAAAAGTGGGTCGCAGATATAAAAACAGGGCAGGTGCGGAACTACCGCGAGCAACTCGCGGCGTACGCATTGGCCTGCATGGAGGACAACTTCGACACGAGTTGGACGGCGCACGTTGTATATGTCGATCAAAAGATGATTCGCAGCTATGATTTTAGCTACGAGGAGGCCAAACAGATCACGCAGCGCACAATCGACCGCGCAACAAGCGCGGACGCAAAGCCGACGCCTTCGGAATATTGTAGCTGGTGCAAGCATTTCAACAACTGCCACGCCATCGTCAGACAGGCTGAGAGTGCTATCGCTCTTATCCCCGACGTGACAGGCAACAGCATCGAAGCGATCAAAGATCGCATCCTTGCAACACCAGAGTCGCTCGGAGCATTCGCAAAAGAGTGGAAGCTGGCCGAAAAGGAGATCGCCGAGCCGGTGCTCAGTCATCTCAAGACACGTCTCGAAAACGGAGACGAGGTGGCAGGGTGGAAACTAACCAGCATGAGCGGACGCAAGTTCGTGGAAACAGACGCAATAGCAAAAGCAAGCCAAAACATCACAAAAGAGACATTGATCCTAGCGATGGGCGGTAAGATGTCAGAAAAGAGTTATCTGGAACTTTGCGCTAACAACGGCGTAGAGCCAGATCAAACAGCAGTACAAACCGGAGCGCATTCGCTCCAACTCAGACAAACAAAAATAAAATAGAAAACAAAAATATGCCAACATACAAAGCATCAGAACCAAAGCAAGCGGCCATCTACTTCGTAGAGCCAGGAACATACGAAGTCGAGATCATCAAGGCCGTCGAGAAGACAAGCCAAGCAGGCAACCCTACGATCAAGTTGGACGTTGCTGTCATTCTTGAAGGCGGAACAACAGGCCCGACAATGTGGGAACATCTCACATTCACGCCCAAGGCGGCATGGAAAGTGGATCAAGTGCTTTCGAGCATCGGGCGGGCCGTAGTTCCAGGCGAAGACGTAACGGTTGAAGCCGAAGACTTGATCGGGGAAAAGGGCGTTTGCGTCATCGGCGTAGAGCCAGGACAAACCAACCCAGATCACCAGTTCAACTGCGTCGAGCGTTGGTTGTTCGGTGACGAGAAGCAGAAATGGCTCGGCAACCGGCGCAAGCCAGCGGCCAAGCAAGACAAGCACATCGTTGCGAAAAGCAACGGTTATGTTGCTCAACCCAAAGACGAAACCGACGACATTCCGTTTTAATAGATGAACGGATCTCTCTCGCTCCGGTTGTGTATTTGCATGAACGATTGCCCGATAGGGTTGCGCCTCGAAAGGGGCGACCCGCTACCGGTCTACCAACATACATACGACGACACGCCGGAGGGGAGAGCACTCGCAGAAACCCACCTAGAAAGAATCGAAGACTATGTTCGACGGCATCACAAGACTACTAAATCTTACAAGACTAGTTAAAGAACAGATGGCTGATCTTGAATTGCTTGTAGATTTATTAAACAAACGTATCGAATACTTAGATAATGAAAACGATGAACTGCGAAAAGACAACCGACGGCTCCGCCAATTCTTGTCAGGACAAGATGAAT